GGGAAGGGAAGGACTTGCATCGGCGACCCGGGGATGGCCGACAACTGCACGACGTAGACCTCGACGCGGGCGTCGTCGCCCTCCGTGAAGGTTAGCCCCGAGATGGGGGTCATGTTCTGGAAGCCCCTGTAAACCACCTGCTCGACGGGGTCGATAAAGAGCTGGGCGTTGGTGAACTGGATTGCCACGGCGGGGAGGTTCTACCCTTGGGGGGGTGTCAAGGGGGTCAGCCGTCCTTATAGGCCGGGTCGGTGGCGATGGTCGTGCCGTCGTCGGGCAGGGCGTCGGCGTCCGCGATCCAGTTGTCCTGGAACTCAATCGTCGACTGGGTGTTCGTGGACGGCCCGGGCTGGGTGAACGTGAACTCCCTCAAGAAGGTCTGATAGCAGGAGATGCGCTGTCCCTGCGTCTCCGTATGCCAAGCGGGCAGGACAAGGAAAGTGTCGCTCGGGGCGTCGTATTCCAGTTTCGCGGCGACCGTGGTCGGGGAATAGATAATGCCGGAGTCCGCGCCGAGGTTGTAGTCGTAGGCGTAGGGCGCGCCGTCCTCGTAGCGAGCGGCCGAGAAGGAGTACATCAACTGACCCTCCTCGGGCTCGCTCCAGTTACTGTCCATCCCTGCCGGCATTCCGTAGCCGGCCGAAGACTTGGAGTCGGGCTGCCAGTAGAGGTCGGCATCCGGCGAGCCGTTGTTCTGGAAGTCCGTCCGCACCTGCACGAGGTGGATCTCCTCGGGCATTGGGGAGACGACGCCCCCCTCGTTTGCCAGGACGTTCTCGGGCAGGCCGCGAAGGCGGGCCATGATGTAGGACGCGGGCAAGTCCCAGACCCGCCACTTGCGGAACGTTCCGCCGAGCAGGGAATAGGTCGCCAAGCGGGGATTGTCTCCGGCCGCGATGCTCGTCATGGCCTCGTAAATGTAATCGCCGTAGGACACGCGGTCGCCCGTCGAGTAGGTTTCCGCCTCGTCCCAAGGGTCGAAGGGCCCGTAGCTCATCGGCTAGACCAAGACCAGAGGGCGGTGTCCGTCCCGGGCTTGGCGCGGACGAGCACCTGGGAGGCGTAGACAAACTGGTTGACCGTGGTGACGTTCCCGCCGCTGACGACGACCGAGGCAATCTTCAGATAGCCGTTGGAGTTGGTGTCGGACTGGTCGGTGGTCGCCGACTCGACGACGATCGTGTTCGGGAAGAAGACGGGGGGCGTCGCCGAGGATGCCTTGAGATAGATGCGGTGCGTGTGGTCTCCGCTAATGGTCAAGTTAGGCGGTGTCTCCGCGTCGAGGAAGTCAGCGCCAATCTTAGGGACTAAGTTATTGACCGTTCCCGCCCGGATAAAGACCTTGATTTCATCGTCTGTTTTGAAGGCCGTCACCCTGAACGGGTGGATGAACGGCTCGGGGTCTCCCGGGTCTTGAAGGACAAACGACGGGGTGCCCGAGCCGATGCCCTTCGCCAAGACGCCGACCCCTTTGCCAAGCATTCCCATAGGTCAGAGCGTCGAGGGCAGCGACGAGCCCTTCCAGTTCCCGCCAAGGCTCTTCGGCGTGCTTGAGCCCTTCCACGTGCTCTTCTTCTGGTCGGCCGACTTCTTCGAAGCACCCTGCCGCTGGTTGTAGATGAAGGGGTTCCAGCCGTCCTGGCTGAACATGATGTCGTAGGAAACCTTGAGCAGCTTTCCGTAGTACTCGACTGCGAGGCCGGAGAGCAGCAACTGGTCGTTCTCGTTCGCGGCGACAAAGTTGCCGTAGCCCGAGCGGCCCGCGATGTTGGACTTCAGCTCGCCTAGCCCGCCCATCAGGTCGTAGCCGGCGAAGGAGCCGGTGCCCGATGTCGAGCCGATCGCGCCCTTCAGCGACTCGAGGACGGCGAACTGCGAGGTGTAAAGATGGCCGGTGATTGCGAAGCCGGGGACGATGTAGGAGGTGACGCCGTAAAACTGGTCGTCGCCGGGGTTGGCGAACCTCTTGAACGAGCCGTCCTCGTTGAAGACCGCGCCGTTGCGAGGAGCCGCCTTCGTGCCGCCAATCTCGCTGACGAACTTCGGGTGCGTGGAGATGGGCTCCTGGTTGGACGAGAAGCGGCCGCTGACCTGCGGCTCCGTCATCGTGCCCGTGGCGATGCCGACGTAGTCCGCCGAGATGACCTGGACGCCGTTGGAGTCGACGACCGACGATGAGCGATGGCAGGACAAGCGGGCGTCCTGCTGGAAGGCATCCCCGCGCTTCGGCGCCTTGGACAGGGCCTGCGACCCGGTGGCCGGCGTCCCGGTGCTCGTGCCGTGCGCGGCCTTGAAGGTCGCCGAGCAGGTCAACAGGCCGAAGCCGTCGTCCTCGATAGTCCAGCCGGGCTGGAGGACGGGGGAGTTTAGGGAGTTTCCTTTTGAGACGCGGGCCATTTGGATTACTTGGGAGTGACGTTGATGCGGAACGGCCCGAGGCGGTAGTGCCTAGAGGTCTTGGGCGCGGGGGCGGGGGAGGGCTCGGCCGGCTTGGTGACGTCCGTCGACCCGGTCGGGGCGGGAGGCGTCTCGGTGGTTTTGGCCGCGATGGTCTCGGTTGCGATGGCCGTGCGCTCGGCGAAACTCTCGATGGGGGAAGCGCCGCGGGCCACGCCGCCGCCGATCTGCTGGAGCGAGGTGACGGCCATCTGGGACTCGCGGGGTGCCTCGGGCTTGGCCGCCGCCGCAAGCAGGGCGTCGCGCTTCCTGCGGGCCTCGTCAATCTGCTCCTGCGTCCTGACAGGGGCGGGGGCCTCGACGCCCATCGTCGGGTCGACCCTTCGCACCATGCGGCCCATGAAGTTTTGGAAGTCGGCAAGCAGGGACTCGGTGCGAGCCTTGAAGCGGGATGAGGCGTCGTCCATCGCCTTCGCGTTCTCGTCGGTCATTACCCGGATGCCCTTCGACTTCTCGATGAACTTGTCGTAGTCCGCCAGGATGGGAACCATCGACTGCGCCACGCGGTCGCCGACGATGCGGGACGCGATGGCGAACTTCTCCTCCTCCGAGCGGGCCTCGCGGATGGCCTCGGCCACGCGCTTGAACACATCCTCCGCCTTGATGGCGCGGTCGGCGATCTCCTGTTGGCTGAAGCCCAGCGCCTCTAGCACCTGACGGTCGGGGCCGGACTTGGTAGCCGCCTGGTCGAGCAGCTTGTTGACGTCCTTGAGCGCCATCGCCACGTTCTCGATGGAGGCGCCGTAGTCCTCGGCGGCGAACTTGAGCCTGCCAAAAGTCTCGACCGAGAGGCCAAGCCTTGCGGCTGCGTCGGCCACGTCCCCGCTTTGGGAGATGAAGTTGTAAAGGCGGGTCACGGCGGCATAGGCCACCGCGGCCTTCGCGGCCATCATCGTGAACTTGCCGACGACGTTCTGGGAGAAAGTCCCCATCGACTTCTCGGCCCGCTGCATGGTGCCGGTCGCCTTGTCGTTGGCGACGATGTCGAATTGCATTGCGCGGCTCATTCTGGTGGAGGGGGGGCTTGGGCCTTCACCCTTTGCAACTCGTCAAGGAGGGCCTCGTCCTCGCTCGTGAGGATGTCCAGGGACGCCCCTTGCTGGATGCTCGAACCAGTCGACAGCCAGACGGCTTGGCACTCGGGCAGGTTCAGCGCGTCCTCGAGGCTCATGCCCGACCGCGTGAGGTTGATGATAATCCCCAGCGCCCAAGGCATCCCGCGGTTGCGGCCTCCCGAGCCACCCTCCTCCTTCCTCTCCCAGAACTGCGGCCAGCAATCCATCCGCAGGTGCTCGTAGGCCGACGCGATCTCAAGGTTCAGCCGGACGGGGTCGGCCAGACGGGCAAGCCTCCAGCGGTCGCGCAGCCGAACCTTGCCCACCGGCTCCTCCGCGCAGACCTTGGCGAAGAAGATGAGCTCGGCGGGGGTGCAGGGGCGGCCCGAGAGGATGGGGTGGTCGAGAGCCTCCAGCCATAGCCGATGCTTGAGGCACCAGGGGAACAGGTCGTAGCCGGCAAGCCGCGTAGCCCTTGGGGTCAGAAACGCCTTTAAAAACCTCTTGTCCATAGCAGGACAGCCACCCTAGGGTCAAAACGCCTCCTAGGGCAAGCCAGAGGGGTCTAATGGCCTATTGTGTGGGGAGGCAAAGAGAAGCCCCCCAAGGCGGGGGGCTAACTCGTCAGACCCTAAAAGGGTTTGATTAGGAGTAGGAGGTGATGCCCTCGTACGAGACGGCAGTCAGCGAGATGAGCGAGAAGCCCTTGTTCTGGCCCCTGTCCTCGAGGCGGGTGATGACGCCGTCGAAGGTGATCTCGTTGCCCGTGAACTGGAGGCGGTCGCCGACCGCGATGTTGAAGGTGTTGGACTGGAGGACGCCCTCGATGCTGATCTCGTTCGTCCGGCCGTCCAGGCGGTGCGTGATGGTGATGCCCGAGGCGTCGGCCACCTTGTCGTCCAGCTCGAAGGAGCGGGAGATGGTGTAGGACTGAACGGTAAGGTTCGAGACGGTGCCCGAGACGATACCGTAGACGTGGGCTGTTCCTTTGACGACGGCGGCCATGGTTGGTTATACCCTTGGGGGCTTTGTCAAGCGGGCAGGACGACCGCCACCGTGAACGTCGCCATGGTGCCAAGGGCACGGTCTCCGCGCCCGTCGTCCACCGTCTCGAAGCTGACGTCGTAGCAGGTCGCGTCGCCCTGCGTGGTAAAGACCGTCTTGATGGCACTCAAGTTCTGCATCGCCCCGAGGATGCCAGCCGACCTGTCCCGGTGGTTCGTCAGGGCGTTGGAGGCGTCGGCCGAGGTGTACAGGTGGATGTTCACCGTGGCGTTGTAGTTGCCCAGCCCCTCGGGGAGGTCGGGAGGGTTGCCCACCGACTCGCACGAGACGATGGCCTGGGGCAGGGTGTCGGTCGTGACCTCAAGCCCCTTGTAGATGTTCACGCCCGAGAGCTCGGTCTGGGCGGCGAGGTGGGCGGCGATGGCCCCCTCGATGATTTCTCGGATGGATTTTGTTCCCATAAGTTAGGCGCCTGGACGCTGGCTGTTGTTCCAGTTTCGGACAAGGCGATTGATG